ATGAAGCATGCGCTTCAGATCAGCATCGGGAAAAGAATGCAGAGCAGGGGGCTTGTATCCTATCGCAGAATCCCGATAAGGGAAAGGCTGCTCAGACTTCTGCTCGGCAGCAAGACACATCTTACAGTAATTATTCCCGGTGATACTGTTGAGGAACTGGCAATCCGGGAGATCGGAAAGGAAGGATAATCATGGACAAAGGTATGGAACTGATCAATGCACTGAATGCACTGACAAAAGCGGTCGCAGCGCTGACGGAGAAGGTTACAACAGAATACCTCAATACGTTTGAGACCATTTATGATACCGAAAAGGACGAGCCGCAGACAGAGACATCGAAGGATAAGCCTGCACCGAAGAAGGAAGAGACGACTGTCACCTTTGTGCAGCTCCGCAGCCGTCTGTCCGAGATCAGCCGCAGCGGACATACACAGGAAGTCAAGGAGCTGATTGCAAAGTACGGTGCTGAAAAGCTTTCTGATCTTGCTGAGGGTGACTTTGCAGCGGTGCTGGCGGAAGCGGAGGGATTGCTATGAATAGCCACGCTCTTCTTTCACCATCCAGTAGTGAGCGCTGGATCAATTGCCCGCCTTCTGCCAAGGAAAACGTGGGCGGCGACACTGGCAGCAGCTACGCTCAGCAAGGAACTGATGCGCACGCCCTCTGCGAGTACAAGGTAAAGAAGGCGCTGGGCTTCAATGTGCGCGATCCCACCGAAGACTTGACGTACTTTGACGAAGAGATGGCGGAAAGCACCGACGCATACTGTGAGTTCGTTATGGAGCAGGTGCAGGCAGCAAGGGAATCTTGCGCTGATCCGCTGGTTCTGGTTGAACAGCGCCTCGACTTCACCCGTTGGGTAGCAGAGAGCTTCGGCACTGCCGACTGTATTGTTGTCGCCGATGGCGTAATGACGGTCATAGACTTTAAGTACGGGCTTGGCGTCCTCGTCGAAGCGGAGAGAAACAGCCAGATGCGTATGTATGCGCTGGGCGCTCTGAATCTCTTTGAGTCCCTGTATGACATCAATACCATTCGCATGATTATCTTTCAGCCCCGCCGCGATAACGTCAGTACGGCAGAGGTCACAACCGAAGATCTGTTTCGCTGGGCGGACGATGTCCTTATCCCTGCCGCAGCACTTGCAGCAACCGGCGATGGCGACTACAAAGCTGGCAAGCATTGCCAGTTCTGCAAAATCAAGGCTACCTGCCGGAAACGGGCGGAATATAACCTGCAACTGGCGCAGTACGACTTTGCTGTCCCCGATACTCTCGCTGACGACGAAATCAGCATGATCCTCGACCGCGCAGATACATTCATTGGTTGGGTGAATGATGTGAAGGAATATGCGCTTGAACAGGCTATCAGCGGCAAATGCTATCCCGGCTTCAAGGTCGTGGAGGGACGCAGCAACCGTAGATACACAAATACCGATGCCGTTGCAGCGGTTGTCACCGATGCGGGCTATGATCCCTTTGAGAAAAAGCTCATGGGCGTAACTGCGATGACAAAGCTGCTCGGCACTAAGAAGTTCAACACCCTGCTCGGCTCTCTAATCGAAAAGCCGAAGGGTAAACCTACACTTGTACCAGAGTCGGACAAGCGTCCGGCGTGGACAATCGACGATTTCAAGGAGGAAAACTAACATGGCAAAGATTGTTAATCCCACAAAAGTTATCACAGGCAAGAACACTCGCTTCAGCTATCTGATCGTGAACGAACCGAAGGCAATCAACGGCGGCACCCCGAAGTACAGCGTGTCGCTTATCATCCCGAAGTCCGATACAGTCACCGTCGAGAAGATCAAGGCGGCTATCAAGGCTGCCTACGATGAAGGTCAGTCCAAGCTCAAGGGCAATGGCAAGTCCGTGCCGCCCCTGAAGGCAATCAAGACACCGCTGCGTGACGGTGACGAGGAGCGCCCCGATGATGATGCTTATGCAGACTGCTACTTCATCAACGCTAACAGTGCTACGAAGCCTGGCGTCGTTGATGCTGACTGCCAGCCGATCCTCGATACCAGCGAGCTTTACTCCGGTATCTACGGCAGAGCTTCCATCAACTTCTACGCTTTCAATACCAACGGCAACAAGGGCATCGCCTGCGGACTGAACAATCTCCAGAAGCTCCGTGACGGTGAACCGCTCGGCGGAAAGTCCAGAGCTGAGGACGACTTCGCTGACGATGACGACGACGATTTTCTCTCTTGATTAACCAATAAATGTCGGGTGGGCGACTGACGGAATACCGTCCGGGTGGGTTTAAGGAAGTGTTACCATGAAAACCATAGAAATTGATCTGGAGACTCGGAGTGACCGTGACATCACCAAGTGTGGTGTGTACGCTTACGTCGATTCTCCGTATTTTGCTATTACGCTGATGAGCGTGGCGATGGATGACGGTGCAGTACAGCTTTATGATCTGGCAAACGGCGACCGTGTACCCGATGAAATTCTGACAGCGCTGGTGGACGAGTCAATCATCAAAAGAGCCTTCAATGTCAATTTTGAACGTGTATGTCTCTCTAGATATCTGCGGGAGGAATATCCGCAGATCTTCCGCGGCTACAGCATTGATGCCGATACCGTCGGTGATTATCTCAGTCCGGTCGGCTGGCAGTGTACCATGATCCATTGCAGAACGCTCGGTCTGCCATCAACGCTTGCCTCCGCCGGTGCTGCTCTGAAGCTGAAGCAACAGAAGATGCCGGAGGGTAAAGCACTCATCAGGTATTTTTGTGTTCCATATAAGACAGAAAACGGTATTCCGCTGTTTCATGCACCTGCCGATGCACCGGAAAAGTGGGAAACCTTCAAGGCATATAACAAACAGGACGTGGAGGCGGAGCTTGCCATTGACCAGCGCCTTTCACGTTTTCCCGTGCCTGATTTCATCTGGGAGCAGTTTTATCTGGATCAGGAGATCAACGATCGCGGCATCCGTGTTGATATGGAGCTGGTCGAAGCGGCGCTTACACTTGATGCACAGGCGAAGGCAACGCTGTCAGCAGAAATGTGCAGGCTAACTGGAATAGAGAACCCGAATTCCGTGTATCAGCTTCTGGAATGGCTCGGAGAACAGGGATATAAGTCGGACTGTCTGGATAAGGCTGCCGTGAAGGAACTGCTCAAGACTGCAAAAGATCCGGTCAAGTCGGTGCTGGAGCTGCGGCTTATGCTGTCAAAGTCCAGTGTTAAGAAGTATCAGGCGATGCAGACGGCAGCCTGTTCCGATCACAGAGCAAGAGGAATGTTCAGCTTTTACGGCGCTTCCCGCACGGGACGCTGGGCAGGACGCATCATTCAGCTGCAGAACCTGCCGCAGAACCATATCCCTGATCTGACCGAAGCGAGAAATACAGTCAAGTACGGTTATTACGATGAGGTTGAGATGTTCTATGAGGATGTGCCTGATACGCTGTCGCAGCTTATCCGCACCGCTTTTGTTCCCAGACCGGGATATAAGTTTATTGTCGCGGACTTCTCGGCGATCGAAGCCCGTGTCATTGCATGGATCGCCGGAGAGCAGTGGCGCATGGACGCTTTTGCAAACGGCGCGGATATATACTGCGCGTCAGCGTCAAAGATGTTCGGCGTACCGGTTGTGAAGCATGGCGAAAACGGTCATCTGCGTCAGAAGGGCAAGGTCGCGGAGCTTGCCTGCGGCTACGGCGGTAGTGTCGGCGCGATGAAGGCGATGGGCGGTGATTCCCTGAACCTTACCGATGCAGAACTGAAGCAGATCGTGGACGACTGGCGGGCTGCTTCCCCGCATATTACGGCGCTGTGGTGGGCTGTCGATGATGCAGTCAAGAAAGCGATAAAGCAGAAAACCACCACAGAAACACACGGATTGCAGTTCAGCTATCAGAGCAGGATGCTTTTTATCACGCTGCCGTCCGGGAGAAATCTCTGCTACGCGCAGCCGGAAATCGGCGAGAACCAGTTCGGCGGCGAGTCCGTCACATATATGGGCGTGGGCGCATCTAAGAAGTGGGAGCGCATCGAGAGCTACGGTCCGAAGTTCGTCGAGAATATCGTTCAAGGCATAGCGCGTGATCTGCTGATGTACTCTATGCAGACGCTGTCTCACTGTTTTATCGTCGGTCACATACACGACGAAATGATTATAGAGGCAGATCGCAGGATGTCGCTTCCGGAAATATGTGAACAGATGGCAAGAACGCCTGCATGGGCAGAAGGGCTGCTCCTGCGGGCTGATGGATATGAATGCGAATTTTATAGAAAGGATTGATATTATGAAATACAGTATTGAATGGTTTTATGCGCTGGTAAGCGGAAAGCTGATAAAGCCGGAGAAGGTTTACTTGAAGTGCCCGCATTGCGGTAATCTCTGCAATGCTCATAATAACGGAAAGCGCTGCAGCGACTGCAAGTGTAAGAGGGATGATCATGGCAAATAAGTATAACAATGAAGGCTACTACAGCCCGACGGAATATGAAGCATTTACCCGTATCGAGAAGGAGGAGAAGGCAGCGGCGAAGGCTGCGGCCTTTCGTCCCATCGTGTATATCTGTTCACCTTACTCCGGGGATACGGAGAGAAATATATTGAACGCCCGCCGATACAGCCGCTTTGCTGTTGACCGTCATTGTCTGCCGATCACCCCGCATATCTTCTTTACGCAGTTTATGGACGACGATATCCCGGAGGAGCGCGATACCGCGATATTTATGAACTGGGTGCTGATGAGTAAGTGCGCGGAGCTATGGGTATTCGGCAGCAATATTTCCAAGGGCATGAAAGCGGAGATCGATCGTGCCAAGCGAAAGCATATGAAAATCCGCTATTTTACTGAAGAATTGGAGGAGACAACATGAAGTTTACCCTATACACAGCCGACTGCACCGGCAATGCGAAGAATACGCTGTATCCGCACCAGAAGGTCATAACCTCGGAGGCTGATCTCAGAAAGGCCGTCGCCAGCGATCATGTATGCGCCAAGTATGAAAATGATACCCGCTGCGATGCAAATTTCCAGCTTTCCGATGTTGTTCCTATGGACTGCGATAATGACCACAGCGATAATCCCGATGACTGGATCACTCCGGAGAAGCTGGCGGAGCAGCTCACTGATGTTGCATTTGCCGTCACATACAGCCGTCATCATATGCTCAGCAAGGGCAGCGTTTCTGCGAGGCCTCGTTTCCATGTATTCTTTCCGACATCTCCCTGCAAGGATGCAGCTTCCCATAAGAGCATCAAGGCACGGATATATAAGGAGCTCCCGTTTTTCGACGGCAATGCGCTGGACGCATCCCGTTTCCTGTTCGGCTCGAAGGGCGATGTTGTCTGGCATGAAGGCAGTCTGACCATTGAGGACTGGCTTCTCCTGATGAAGTCGAACCGCAGCATTCCGCAAGGGCAGCGTAACAGCACAATGTCACGTATTGCAGGCAGGCTGGTCAAGCGCTTCGGTATTACAGAGGACGCGCACCAGAAGTTTCTTGATAAAGCAGCTGAATGTGATCCGCCTCTTGAAGACGAGGAACTGGAGGGTATCTGGCAGAGTGCCTGCAAATTCGGAAAAAAGGTCACCTCGCAGGAAGGATATGTGCCACCTGAACAGTACGGCGATAACGTTCTTATTCCGGATGATTTTTCTGACGTCGGTGAAGCCCGCACTTTTGTTGAGTGCTTCGGCGACGAAATCGCCTTTACTATCGCCACGAACTACCTGCGCTATAACGGCACCTACTGGGAGGAGTCTGAGCAGGCAGCAGTAATGGCGATGATCGAACACACAGATGCGCAGCTTGCAGAGGCGGACAGGCAGATTGAGGAACGCCTCGGAAATCTCGAGGATCTTGGCGTGCCGAGGATGCTTGCTATGGCAGGCGGTAAAAAGTTCAAGAATGATCTGAATCCGGAGCAGCTTGCTGCCTTCGGCGGATTTGAGTTTTCTAACGGCTTCAGGGGCTTTGTTATGAAATACCGCCATATCCGTAGCCTGAACAATGCGCTCGATGCAGCAAAGCCGCTGGTGCTGAAGCACCCTGAGCAGCTTGACGGAGATCCGATGCTGCTGAATACTCCCGGCGGAACGTATAACCTTGCAAAAGGCCTTGATAGCTGGAGGGCCACCGATCCGACTGACCTTATAACCAAGGTAACAGCGGTCGTGCCGAATGAAGAGGGCAGGGAAATCTGGGAGGACGCTTTGCAGGTATTCTTCTGCAAGGATCAGAGCCTTATTGACTATGTGCAGATGATCTGTGGTCTCTGTCTGATCGGAAAAGTATACACGGAAGCGATGATTATTGCTTACGGCGACGGCAGAAACGGCAAGTCCACCTTCTGGAATGTGATTTATAAGGTTCTTGGCAGCTATTCCGGCAATATCTCCGCTGATGCCCTGACCGTTAATTGCAAGCGTAATGTCAAACCGGAGATGGCGGAGCTGAAGGGCAAGCGTCTGATTATTGCAGCGGAGCTGCAGGAGGGTATGCGCCTGAACACGTCTGTGGTAAAGCAGCTCTGTTCGACCGATCCCATTTTTGCAGAGAAGAAGTTCAAGGCTCCGTTCTCCTTTGAGCCGAGCCATACGCTGGTGCTGTATACCAATCACCTGCCGAAGGTGGCAGCTTCTGACGACGGCACATGGCGCAGACTTATCGTTATTCCGTTTCATGCAAAAATTCAGGGGCAGGACGATAAGAAGAATTACACGCAGTACCTGATTGACAATGCCGGCGGTGCGGTTCTTTCGTGGCTTATCGAGGGTGCCATGAAAGTGGTCGCCGCCGATTTTAAGGTTGACCGCCCGCAATGCGTGCTGGATGCAATCGGCGCATACCGTGAAGGCAATGACTGGCTTGGTGCATTCATCAATGACTGCTGCGACGTAGACAAGAGCTATCAGGAGAAATCCGGAGATCTGTATAAGCGCTATCGTGAGTATTGCATCGATACCGGAGAGTATGTCCGCAGCACTTCAGATTTTTATAACGCACTTGAGCAGGCAGGATATAAAAGGAAGAAGATGAACAGCGGTATTATCGTCCACGGACTTCAGATCCGACTGGAGTTCCTGGATTGACCTGCACTTTTAAACGTCAAAAACCGCGTAGAATCGGGAAAGTGCAGGTCGGTGCAACTCATATCCATACTTTACGCAGGCGAGAAAAATCATAGAATTTTCTTCCTATGGAAAGGTTTGTATATGACCTTCACCGACCTGCACTAATCCCTGGAAAGGTCGTATTTATGCGAGAAAATGAAATCGAAGCAAAACTGGTCAAAGCTGTGAAAGCTGTCGGCGGTGTATGCTGGAAATTTACTTCTCCCGGAACTGCAGGAGTACCCGATCGCATCGTATTGATGCCGTCGGGCAGAATCGGCTTTGTTGAGGTCAAGGCTCCCGGCGAAACGCCACGTCCGCTGCAGCGCCTGCGAATCAGAACACTTCGGCGGCTGGGCTTCAAAGCCTTTGTGCTGGACAGCCCGGAGCAGATTGGAGGAATCATTGATGCAATACAATCCGCATGATTATCAGAAATATGCGATTGACTTTATAGAGAAAAATCCGCAGGCGGCGGTATTGCTGGAATGCGGACTCGGTAAGACGAGCATAACGTTGACTGCGCTGAACGATATGATGTTCGACCGTTTCGAGGTCAGAAAGGTTCTCATCATCGCACCGATCCGTGTATGCAAGAATAGCTGGGCCGCAGAGATCGGGAAGTGGGATCACCTGAAGGGACTCACCTACAGTCTGGTTCTTGGCAGCCGTGACCAGCGCCTTGCCGCTCTTCGGAAGGAAGCTGACCTGTATATCATAAACCGGGAGAACGTACAATGGCTGATCGAGGAAAGCGGGATGCCTTTCGACTTCGATATGATTGTTATCGACGAGCTGAGTTCCTTCAAGAACCACCAGTCCAAGCGCTTCAAGGCCCTGCGGAAGGTACGTCCGTTTGTAAAGCGTATCATCGGGCTGACCGGAACGCCCTGCAGTAACGGTCTCATGGATCTGTGGGCGCAGTTCCGTCTGCTGGACAAGGGCGAACGTCTCGGCAAGCGTATCGGGCAGTACCGTGATGCCTACTTCACACCGGACTGGAATGGTTTCACATATACACCGAGGAAGGGAGCGGAGAAGGAGATATATGCAAAGATCGCTGACATCAGCATTTCCATGAAAACAACCGATCACCTGCAGATGCCGGAGCTCGTGATGACAGCAGATAGGGTAAACCTTGAGGAGGCTGCCGAGATAATGTACAAGGACATGGAGCATGAGATGTGTCTGGATTTTGCCAGCGATTCCATAACAGCAGCAAATGCAGGTGTCCTGTGCGGAAAGCTGACGCAGCTTGCCAGCGGTGCAGTTTATACCGACGGCGGCAGCGTGATGCAGATACACTCCCACAAGCTGGATGCATTAGAGGATCTGATCGAGGCGCAGAACGGCAAACCTGTGCTGATCGCATACTGGTATAAGCACGAACGCGACAGTATCATGGAGCGTTTCGAGTGCAAGGAGATCAGGAGCGATGCCGATATAGCTGACTGGAACAAGGGTAAAATCCCGGTCGCGCTGATTCAGCCTTCTTCCGCAGGCCACGGACTGAACCTCCAGTCCGGCGGCAGCACCATCATCTGGTACACGATGCCATGGTCACTGGAGCTGTATCAGCAGACCAACGCCCGCCTCTGGCGACAGGGGCAGCAATCCGAAACAGTCGTCATCCACCACCTTGTATCGGCGGGAACGATCGACGAGGATATCATGAAGGTTCTGGAAAATAAGGATAAGACACAGTCGGCGATGATGAGTGCCGTGAAAGCGAGGGTGAAGGAATGAAGGAATACTGGGAGCAGGCGGAACGACTCCGCCGCCGCATCAATCGTAAGATACACGAAATCCACCTGCTGCGTCAGCGGGCAGAAGGCATGAACGGTAGCGGCATCAATGATATGCCGAGGACGGTATCTCCCGACCGCAGCAAAATGGAAGGCACCGTTTTCAAGATCATGGCGCTGGAACAGGATATACAGGAAACGCAGGAAGAATACGATGCGCTGATTGCCGATATGGAAATCCGCATCAATGCTGTGCAGGACGGTGATGCCCGTGACCTTCTGCGTAAAAGATACCTCGAATTCCTGCCGTGGTCTGAGATCATGAAGGAAATGGGATACAGCAAGTCCCACGTGTTCCGCCTGCACAGCGATGCGGTGAAATCGCTGAAAAGTTGGGACACCGTGGGACTTGCAAACACCGGTAATGTGTGATATAATGTATAATAGAAGAATCTGTAAAGAGCCGTTGTGGGTATCCGCAGCGGCTTTTCTTATGCCCGAAGGAGGTGTTGGTGATGCCGAGGAAGGCACTGAAACCGTGCAAGCACCCCGGCTGTCCGAGACTGACCGACGGTGCATACTGCGACGAACACAAGCCCCTGCACCCTGAGCGACCGTCTGCCGCCAAGCGTGGCTACGGCAGCAAGTGGCAGCGTGTCAGCAAAGCGTACCTGCGGAAGCATCCGCTGTGCGTGAAGTGTCTGGCGCAGGGAAAGTATGTGACTGCAACGGTCGTTGACCATATCGTTCCGCACCGTGGTGACCATTACCTGATGTGGAGCGATACAAACTGGCAGGCGCTTTGCAAGATCTGTCACGACAGGAAAACCGGAACCGAGGACAGCAGACCGGAATACTCCTACTAATTTCCGCATTCTCCTAAAATGATAAGCTTTTTAGGAGAATGGGGAGGGGCTGGGGGGCTGCCCGGTGGGGGTATCGAAATCTCTACGGAGCAGCGATCACAAGACCGGCGCCCCCTCTCACGCACAAAAAGTCCGGTTCAAACGACCTATTAACCCCTCGAATATTTAATAAGCCGAAATCCGCGTGGTTTCGGCATTTTTTATAAGCGGATGTCCAGCGAGGAACGAGCGCTGGCAGTCGCTTATGCAGAGAATAGGCAGGTGATGATATGGCAAAGGACGGTACAAACCGTGGCGGACGACGTGTCCGTGCAGGCGACAAGCCGAAGCCCCTCGCTGAGAAAATTGCCGCCGGAGAGGATGCCGACATCATCGAATTCACCCCGACCGCGCTGGAAGGTGCTGACCTTGATGATGCCGCTGACCTTGTCGGTGAGGATATGCCCTCGCCGAGTGAATACCTCTCGGCACGACAGAAGGACGGCAAGCCCCTCGGCGCTGATGAAATTTATAAGGAAACATGGATATGGCTGAAGAATCGCGGCTGCGAAAAGCTGGTGAACAAGCGACTGCTCGAAAGCTACTCGCTGGCGTTCGCTCGTTTTATCCAATGTGAGGACGCGCTCTCGACCTACGGTCTGCTCGGCAAGCATCCGACGACCGGCGGCGTGGTCGCATCTCCGTTCGCATCGCTCAGCCAGTCCTATCAGAAACAGGCAAATCTGCTCTGGTATGAGATTTTCGATATCGTGAAGCAGAATTGCACGACCAAGTTCGACGGCTCTCCACAGGATGATATGATGGAGCAGCTACTCCGCAGCAGGAAGTGAGGTACACATGAAAACAACGACAGACTTTCAGCTTGTCAGCACCGACAAGCTCATACCGTATGTAAATAACGCCCGGACGCATTCTCCGGAGCAGATAAAAAAGCTGCGCTCCTCGCTGCGTGAGTTCGGTTTCGTCAATCCCGTCATCATCGACCGGGAGTTCAATGTCATCGCAGGTCACGGCAGACTGATGGCGGCGAAGGAGGAAGGCATCACGGAAGTGCCGTGTGTCTATGTTGACCACCTGACCGACGCACAAAAGAAAGCCTACATCCTTGCCGATAACCGCATGGCAATGGACGCAGGCTGGGACGAGGAGCTTCTCGCCGTGGAGATGCAGGAACTGCAAGACCTCGGCTATGACCTTTCTATGACCGGCTTCGATGAAAAGGAACTGGCTGACCTGTTTTCCGACGGAACCGGCAGCGATGCGAAGGACGATGATTTCGACCTGACCGCTGCGCTGGAGAAGGCTTCCTTCGTGGAGCGCGGAGATGTGTGGACGGTCGGCAGGCATCGCCTCATGTGCGGTGACGCGACCAGTCCCGAAGATGTTAATACACTTATGGGCGATACAAAAGCAAATCTCATTCTGACCGATCCGCCCTACGGTGTATCTTTCAAAAGCTCCAGCGGTCTGACCATTCAGAACGACAGCATGAAGAACGAGGAGTTCTACAACTTCCTGCTGGCAGCGTTCCGGTGTATGGCGGCACATCTCGAAAAAGGCGGTGCGGCTTATGTGTTCCACGCAGACACCGAAGGTCTGAATTTCCGCCGTGCGTTCGTCGATGCGGGATTCCACCTTGCAGGCTGCTGCATCTGGGTGAAGGACAGCCTTGTGCTGGGACGCTCGGATTATCAGTGGCAGCACGAGCCTGTGCTGTACGGCTTCATGCAGAACGGCAAGCACAAGTGGTATTCCGACCGAAAGCAGACGACCATCTGGAATTTCGACAAGCCGAAGCGCAATGCGAACCACCCCACCAGCAAGCCCCTCGATCTGCTCGGTTATCCCATCGGCAACTCCACTCAGGAGAACGCCGTGGTCATCGACACCTTCGGCGGCAGCGGCTCGACGCTCATGGCGTGTGAACAGATGAACCGCATCTGCTACATGATGGAGCTTGACGAAAAATACGCCTCCGTCATTCTCCGGCGCTACGTTGAGGACACCGGTGATACCGAAGGCGTGTATGTAATTCGTAACGAACAGCAGATTCCTTATTCTGATCTGGTCAAAGAGGTTGAGACGAAGGAAGGCTGATTTTCTGGTGGCGCTGCACATTGCAGCACTGCATAAAGGATGAATTCCTCGACACTGGGGATTCTCCCTCCGAATGCCTGCTGGAAGTTTGGATTGTCTTTGGCGGCAGCAATTGCTGCTTCCATTTCCGTCCGGACTTCTGCAACAGTCGTGTTGTTCTGGGCGGCGACAACTTCAAGAATCTTTTTCATGTTCATAGTAGTTACCTCGCTTTTTCATTTTTCGGCACTGGATGCCGTCTATGCACTAATAATATCACATATCGTCGAATAAGGGAAGAGCGAAAAAACAAGAAAAAGCACAAGTTTTGTCGAAAAAAGTCTTTTACGCTCGTGTAGCAAATTGTGAACAGACTGATACTAAGTCTGGTACAGAAACTATCGGCGTAATATGCACAATGGTCAGGCTTATAATTCCTTACATTTCGGCGGTTTACAGTCTTGATATCTGTGCGGTTCAGAGTTAATATGTGACTACAATCAAAACCGCAGCAAGCGGTGAAAAACAGGAGGTCACATCATGAATATCAAGTTTAATATCGAAAAGAGCCAGCGCAAGGCACTGGCACAGAAGATCGGTGAGCTGACCGGCAGCGAGGTGAAGTACCTCGGCGTTCCGAGCTGCGGATACCAGATCGGTGAATACACCCTCGACAAGGAAGCGGTGCTGCACGGCGATGAGCTTCCGGACGAGATCCGGAGCGAACTGCAGAAGGCAGGCTACACCGCAGAGGACGAGCCGGTGGCGCTGACGATTTCGATGCCGAGAGACTTCTTCGGTGAACAGGGGCTGGAGAACCTGCTTCAGATCATCGAGAACAAGGAAACGCTCCTGAAGCACGCACTGAACACGGAGAGCCTTGCGGTCAACGAGTGCGAGGAAACGATCGAGTTCCCGTGGTTCACGGTCGAGAAAGACGGCGACGGCGATGCATACGCCCGCTTCATTACCGCCCTCTGCGAGTTTGCCAAGAATCTCAAGCGCGTGGTCAACAAGCCGGATACCAGCGACAACGAGAAGTACGCATTCCGCTGCTTCCTCCTGCGACTCGGCATGATCGGCGAAGAGTACAAGCCGGTGCGCAGGGTTCTGCTCCGCCGCCTGACCGGAAGCTCCGCCTTCCGCCACGGCAAGCCCGAAGGAGGTGCAGACGATGCGGTTTCCGAATGATGCTGAACTGAAAGCCCTGCGGGAGCGTTATCCCGCAGGCACCAGAATCCGCCTGATACACATGGCGGACGACATCGCGCCCGTGCCGCCCGGTACGATCGGCTCGGTTGCGATCATCGACGACGCAGGCAACATCCACATGAACTGGGAGAACGGCAGAAGCCTCGCCCTGATCGAAGGCGTGGATGAATTCGAGGTCATCTCCGGCGGCTGATTTTACAGCCTCCGGGGGCGCCGGAAAATGTGAGAACCTATTCCATCGTACCCCATATTACCACACGATTGCAAGTAAGTCAAGGGTGTATACTACACAATCATCAAGGCTGTATTTTCCTCGATATTCTGTGGTTTTAGCGGCTTGATATATCCTCGGTTTAGAGTTAATATGTGACTACCGAAAGGGAAAACACACCAAAAACCAAACAGGAGGATACCACCATGAACGCAAACACACAGGCACAGATCAACAGAATGAAGGAGCAGACGATCGGGGTTGAGGTTGAGATGAACAGCATCACCCGCAAGGCTGCCGCAAAGCTCGCCGCCGAGTTCTTCGGCACGAACCGCTACGAGGACACCGCCTTCCGCAACGGCTACTACACTTGGAGCGCTTGGGACGCACAGGGACGCGAGTGGAAATTCCAGCGCGACGTGAGCATCAGCGGACCGGACAGCGAAAAGTGCGAAATGGTCACACCAATCCTGCACTACGAGGACATCGAAACCCTGCAGGAGCTGATCAGACGCCTTCGCAAGGCGGGCGCAAAGAGCGACTACACCAGAGGCTGCGGAGTTCACATTCACATCGGTGCAGCGGGACACACACCGCAGAGCCTGAGAAACCTCGCAAACATCATGGCAAGCCACGAAACGCTGATCGCCGAAGCAATCAAGGTTGACCGCAACAGAATGAACCAGTATTGCAGAACGGTCAACCCGAATTTCCTGCAGCAGCTCAACGCAAAGAAGCCCAAGACGATGGCGCAGCTTGCAGACATCTGGTACGGCGCACAGGGATGCGACAACGGAAGAAGCCACCATTACAACAGCAGCCGCTACCATATGCTCAACCTCCACGCCACCTTCACAAAAGGCACGATTGAATTCCGCCTTTTCCAGTTCGACAAGCCCGCAGGCGGCAAGCAGAACGGACTCCACGCAGGCAAGCTCAAGAGCTACATTCAGCTTTGCCTCGCAATGAGCCAGATGGCAAAAGACCTGCGCAGCGCAAGCCCGAAGGAACAGCAGAAGGAAAACAAAAAGTTCGCAATGAGAACTTGGCTGATGAGAATGGGCTTCATTGGCGACGAATTCGCAACGGCAAGAGAAACCCTGACGCAGAACCTTACCGGCGACAACGCCTTCAGATTCGGCAGACCTTGAGGGAAGCCGAATCCCAGCCGCCAACCACGGCGGCTGGGGCGGCAAGCCGCACACAGCGCCCACGTTGCCCCGTGTGGGGCGGGACGGGTATCCTCCAAGTAACTGCCCCTTTCGGTAAAAAGCCCTACACGGGCGCAAACGGCGCAAACAGCGGCAAGGCATATACTACACAAGGAACGGTGCATTTTCTTCCTCGATGTTTTGTACATTTAGCGGCTTGCTATTATCCCCGAAAAGAGTTAATATGTGACTACCGGAACGGAAAACGACCGGAAAACAAACACGGAGGTACGAACAATGAGCAACATCGAATGGGGAACGGAAACCGACAAGAAGTTGGAGCAGATCGCAATGGACGCCGACTTCGCACTGGAGCAGCGCGGCGGGCTGGACACTCGCAGGAACGACACCGAGGACTTCATCGAGCTGAGCGTCTGGGGCATCCGCGAGATGCTGCGAAAGGCATACGAACTGGGTAAGGCGGAACGCTGATCCGCCGCCTTTCCCCACCTGCCGCCTGCGGGCGGCTTAGGGTGGTAGAAGGAGCCTTCCTTCGGAAAGGACGATTGACATGGAAAAGAAGAAGTACTACCTTGCCTACGGCTCGAACCTGAACATCCGCCAGATGCGATACCGCTGCCCCAGCGCAAAGCCCATCGGCATCACGGTGATCCCCGACTACGAGCTGCTTTACAAGGGCAGCAAGACCGGCGCGTACCTGACCATCGAACCGAAGAAGAACAGCATTGTTCCGATCGCGGTCTGGGAGGTCACCGCCGACGATGAAAAGCGGCTGGACGCCTACGAGGGCTGCCCGACCTTCTACTACAAGAAGGCAGTCCGCCTGCCGGTGAAGCTGGCAAACGGCAAGACCAAAAAGCTGGACGCTTTCGTCTACATCATGCACGAGGAGCGCAAGCTCGGCATTCCCTCACTTGCCTACATCCGCACCTGCGAGGAAGGCTACCGGAACTTCGGCTTCGATACCAAGTTTCTCGATGCCGCCTACGAGATCAGCATGAAGGAGGTGCAGCGATGAAGGAGCGAGTAAGAACACCGCAGACCTGCCCGAAATGCGGGCAGGCGTACACGGAGCGACCAGCTCTTTCCCGCGCGGATAACAGCCCGATCTGCCCCGACTGCGGAACGCGCGAGGCGCTTGAAAGCATCGGCGTCGGACGCGAGGAACAGGACAAGATTCTCGGCATCATCCACGAGAAGTACGAAGGCGAAGAATAAGGCGCACAGAGCTGCCACGTTGCAACGTGTGGCGCGGGACGGATATCCTCCAAACGGTATCCCTTTCGGTAACCCGCCCCACACAGGGCGCGTGTGCGGCTCTTGTGCGATGTACAATTCAGCGGCATTTCCGCCGCGATGTTTGTCACATTTATTTTGCCGATTATGCTTGATATATCCTCGGTTCAGAGTTAAGATGTCACTACCGCAGGAGAAGCGGAATAAAGCAAAAGGAGCATTCACATGAACATTTTAGTTGTTGAACCGGGCAAGCGCCCCTACGCAAAGGAGATCAGCGGAGAGCTTGAAAGCCTGCAGCAGACGGTCGGCGGGTACATTCAGGCGATTTACCCCTTCGATGATCCGGTCGCACTGGTGTGCGAAGAGGAAGCCCTCTACCACCCGGAGCAGAAGTGGAACCGCCCGATCAAGGGTTACGGCGTCATCAAGGGGACATTCTTCCTTTGCGGCTTGGGCGAGGATGACTTCACCGACCTGCCGCAGGAGCTGACCGAAAAGTACACGGAGTTCTTCCGGCAGGCATACGATTTCGTGCTGGTCGGCAACATCCTGATGCCGATTCCCCTCGGCGAATAACCGAAAAGCGGCGGGTGTAATATACACAACACCCGCCGCACATTTTCCCCGTATCTTCTGTAGTTTTAGCGGCTTGATATAATTCGCATTCAGAGTTAATATGTACACAACGGAAGGGCAAAGCCCGCCGGAAACTACGAAACACGGAGGAAAAAACAATGATCAGCTACGGAATGGCAAAGGCAAGAGCAATGGCAGGCAGAGACGACTGGAACGAGCGCGAGGCGATCAAGAGCGCCACAATCCTTTGGTACGACACCGAGGAGGAAGCTTACGAACTGGAAGTCGAGAACGAGGACGACCTCGACGCAGAGGACTTCAGGGCTTGGGTTGAGGAGAACGCCGACAGCCTTGCGCAGGAGGACGCAGCCGCAAACGGCACGACCTTCGAGGGCATCGAGGAGATCGAGTACGAAACCGAATGGATTGACGACGATGCCCTTTTTGACGAAGACTACGCAGCAGCCTGCGAAAGCGAATGGGAATGGATGACCGGCAGATGAGCCGGTCGCCCAACCGGGGCGGCACAGCGCCGCCCTGTGCGCGGGTAGCCGGTTCCGCGCAAACTGATGCCATGCCAGAACAAGCCCCGCACAGCGTGTTTCTGCGGCTTCTGTGTGCGGGCGTAAAGTACACAAACAAGCGGAAAATACCGCAGCGATCATTGTTATTACTCACACTTGATATATCCGCCGTTTAGAGTTAATATGTGTACAACGGAAGGGCAAAGCCCACCGAAAACTACGAAAAACGGAGGAAAACACTATGTGGCACGAAGGTACGATTGGAGTCCCGAAGGGAGACGGCAAGTACACGGTCGTTCATTACTGGGTGAAAGCCTACGACGAGGGCAGCCAGTACGGGATCGACGGCGGCAGGATCAGCAAGCTGACGCTGAAGATCAGCGGCGAGGTTGTTTACAACTACGACCGGGGGTTGGATGTTCCGCCGCAGAACGAGGCAGCGGAAATGGCGCTGGCAATCCTGATGCACGAGTACAACTAAAAACACGAAGGCGGCTACCGGAGGGCAGCCGCCTTTCTCATGGAGGTGAGGCACTTGCGAAAGCTGAAAGATTATACACCGACCAAGTTCATGGCGGAGGATTCCCATTACGACAAAGCCGCCGCAGACTATGCGGTGCGGTTCATCGAGTGCCTCGCCCACACTAAAGGCACATGGGCGGGAAAGCCCTTCGAGCTGATCGACTGGCAGGAGCGCATCATCCGTGACCTGTTTGGTGTCATCAAGCCCAACGGCTACCGCCAGTTCAACACGGCATACATCGAGATTCCGAAAAAAAACGGCAAGTCGGAGCTTGCTGCCGCTGTTGCGTTATTGCTGACCTGCGGCGACGGTGAGGAACGTGCCGAGGTCTACGGCTGCGCTGCTGACCGTCAACAGGCGGCTATCGTGTTTGATGTCGCCGCCGATATGGTGCGGATGTGTCCTGCGCTGAACAAGCGCGTCAAAATCCTGACCTCGCAGAAGCGCATCGTGTATGTGCCGACCAACTCCTTCTATCAGGTGCTTTCCGCTGAGGCGTACAGCAAGCACGGTTTCAATATTCATGGAGTCGTGTTCGATGAGCTGCATACGCAGCCGAATCGAAAGCTCTTTGACGTTATGACAAAAGGCTCCGGTGACGCACGAATGCAGCCGCTGTATTTCCTTATCACAACGGCAGGCACGGACACTAATTCCATCTGCTACGAGCAGCACCAGAAGGCGCAGGATATTCTCGAAGGGCGCAAGATCGACAAGACTTTCTATCCGGTTATCTACGGCGCTCCCGATGATGCTGACTGGACTTCTCCGGAGGTCTGGAAAAACTCAAATCCGTCCCTCGGTGAGACCATCGGCATGGACAAGGTCGAGGCTGCCTGCGAATCCGCCAAGCAAAATCCCGGCGAAGAAAACGCCTTCCGGCAGCTCCGTCTGAATCAGTGGGTGAAGCAGACCGTCCGCTGGATGCCGATGCACAAGTGGGATGCCTGCAAGGTCGATTTCGACGAATCCTTCCTCGAAGGTCGTGTATGTTACGGCGGTCTGGACTTGTCCTCGACCACGGACATCACGGCTTTTGTTCTGGTCTTTCCGCCGACCGAGGAGGACAACCATTATTATATTCTGCCGTATTTCTGGCTGCCGGAGGAAACGCTTGACCTCCGTGTACGCCGTGATCACGTTCCATATGACCTCTGGGAACGGCAGGGCTACCTGCTGACGACCGAGGGCAACGTCGTGCATTACGGCTTCATCGAAAACTTCATCGATGAACTGGGTACACGGTTCAATATCCGGGAGATCGCCTTCGACCGCTGGGGCGCAGTGCAGATGAGCCAGAACCTTGAGGGGCTGGGCTTCACGCTGGTGCAGTTCGGTCAGGGCTACCGTGATATGTCGCCGCCGACCAAAGAGCTGATGAAGCTGACGCTGGAGCAGAAGATCGCCCACAACGGGCATCCGGTGCTGCGCTGGAACATGGACAACATTTTCATCAAGCGTGATCCTGCGGGCAACATCAAGCCCGACAAGGAAAAGTCCACCGAGAAGATCGACGGAACGGTCGCCACGATTATGGCTCTCGACCGTGCAATCCGATGCGGAAACGACTCCGGCGACAGCATTTATGACAGCAGGGATATGCTGGTTTTGTAACTGTATTTTTTATTTAGATAGCTTATCAGCTTTTTGTAATTTTGCTGGCAATTTTGCTGAGGGATGCTTGAATTGATTTTTCTTCTTCTTCGTCACGACGCATTTGTTCCCACTGCCTTAATATTAACAATATAAATCCCTTCATGACAGGAAAATACTCTAAGCATTCTTTCTCTGTTAGCTCGTGAATTCCTTTACTGATGATGCCATAAAACACAGTATTACCTATCAACGATTTTGGTAGATAATCTGACAACATTTTTATTTTTTCATCCACATGTGATTTACCAAAATCTGCTTCTGTGATTTTCCCTTCTTGGATTGCTTTTTTGCTGGCATTAACTATGATACGTTCAAAAATTCTCCTCAAGTACACAAAAGAGCCAACCCCTATCCCAGAAGCAAATAATCCGATAGCTCTTTTAAGTTCCTTTTCATCTTCTTTTTGCATTACCTTTCTGTATTCTTTTAATTCAGGAAAGGATAAATCTGCTACAGATGGATATTGACCGATCTTTATCATCTTATTTCCTTGTGTAAGAACAATATAATCAAGATGATGATCCTCATCCTTACTACAAAAGAACTTAAATACCATTAATCTATAATCTTCTTCAGGAAACTCTGTAAACGGATTTCCGTTTGGATAGATACAAACTTTTGACCTAACAACCTCTTCTAACGGTCTTTTGTATAGACCCCTTTTTGCATCTTCAGCTTCATATGAAATGCTTTCAGAATAGAATATTCTTTTCGCCTTGCATTCCGGACAATAAATGTCAATCCTTTCTTTTCCACCAATTAAGTCAGCCAAGTCGGAAGTGTTATCAACAGTTATTTCTATTGGCTGATATAGCCCTGTATTTAAAAGAAAGTTAGTGAATACATTTTCTTCGTTCTCTTCTTTTTGCGAAGTATGATCAACTAATGCTTTTTTTTCCATCTTATATCTCCTTGAAATCATAGATTATATTATTGTAATTGCAAAAGCGGGCATCGTCCGCTTTTCCATATTATATCATAAGCCCATAGAAAAAGTCAACCGAAAGGAGTGATGCACATGGGTATTTTCAGCGGACTGTTCCGGTCACGTGACAAGCCGAAGGACAGCTACGACAGCCCGTCCTACAGTTATTTCTTCGGACGGACACAGGCAGGTAAGCGTGTCAACGACCGCACGGCAATGCAGATCATCGCAGTTTATGCCTGCGTGAGAGTGCTGTCGGAGGCGATCGCACAACTGCCCCTGCACGTTTACCAATACACCGATAACGGAAAAGAGCGAGTGCCGAGGCACCCGCTATTTTTTTTGCTGCACGACCAGCCGAATCCCGAAATGACATCGTTTGTGTTCCGGGAAACGCTGATGGCGCATCTGCTGGTCTACGGCAATGCCTATGCGCAGATCATCCGAAACGGCAGAGGTGATGTCATCGGACTGTATCCGCTGATGCCGGATAAGGTGCGTGTTGACCGTGACGATCGCGGCAGGCTCATTTACCGCTACAGCCGGTACGACGAACACAACCCGAATTTCAAGCAGCAGGGCGAGATCATTCTTCCGATGGAACAGGTGCTGCATATTCCCGGCTTGGGCTTTGACGGTCTGGTCGGATACAGCCCTATTGCAATGGCAAAGAATGCACTCGGTCTTGCGGTAGCCTGTGATGAGTACGGCTCGTCCTTCTTCGCAAACGGCGCAGCGCCTTCTGCGGTGCTGGAGCATCCGGGCGTGATCAAAAATCCGGAGCGTGTGCGTGAGGCTTGGCAGCGGGCTTACGGCAGCAGCAATGCGCACAAAACAGCGATCTTGGAGGAGGGCATGAAATACACGCCTATCTCCATTCCGAATAACGAGGCGCAGTTCCTTGAAACCCGAAAGTTTCAGATCGAGGAAATTGCCCGCCTGTATCGCGTACCGCTGCATATGATCGGCGACCTCGACCATGCTACTTTCAGCAACATCGAGCATCTGTCGCTCGAATTCGTAAAATACACCCTTGATCCGTGGCTGGTACGCTGGGAACAGGGACTACAGAAGGCGCTTCTTTCGGATTCCGAAAAGGGGCGCTATTTCATTAAATTCAATGTGGAAGGTCTGCTGCGCGGCGACTATGCAAGCCGTATGCAGGGCTATGCAACTGCAAGACAGAACGGCTGGATGTCCGCCAATGATATCCGTGAGCTGGAGGATATGAACGCTATCCCGGATGAGGACGGCGGCAATCTGTATCTGGTGAACGGCAGCTTTACAAAACTGGCAGATGCAGGAGCCTTCTACGAAGGAAAGGAGGGTGGTGTCGATGAGACATCAGATCAGTGACCTCTACCAGATGCAGTCATTGCCGTTGAATGCCAAGATACGCATGACACAAAATCGTATCAAAGGCTGGTATGACCATTATGGCGGCGATGTTTATTGCTCATTCTCTGGCGGAAAGGACAGCACGGTACTGCTGGACATTATTCGTAACACGCCCGGTGTCTATGATGTGCCTGCTGTGTTTGCTGATACTGGGTTGGAATTTCCGGAGATCAGGGAATTTGTGAAGTCATTTGATGACGTTACAATCGTCCGTCCTAAAATGAACTTTCGAGAGGTCATTCAGAAATATGGCTACCCGGTGGTATCAAAAGAAGTAAGCCGTCGTGTACAGTATGCACGAGTTGCGATTACTGAGGGGCGTGAGCAGACTCATGGCGATTACCTGAAGTTATGCGGCTTGTCACTGGATAAGAACGGTGACAAGAGCCAGTACAACTGCGAAAGATGGAAGTTTCTGTTGGACGCTCCGTTCCGCTGTTCTTCGGAATGCTGCACCGTCATGAAAAAGAACCCGATGAAGCAGTATGAAAAAGAAACAGGTCGGGTTCCTATTGTGGCAACTATGGCTTGTGAGTCCCGGCTGCGAAAAGAACACTGGTTGATTCACGGCTGCAACGCCTTTGATGCAAAGCGTCCGAGGTCACAACCGATGTCATTTTGGACAGAGCAAGATGTTCTGGAATATCTATATACCCGTAAAATCCCCTACGCTTGTGTGTATGGGGATATTTTTATGGACGAAAGCGGAAAATACCACACTACTGGTGCAGAGCGCACAGGATGTATGTTCTGTATGTTTGGCTGCCATCTTGAAAAAGAGCCTAACCGTTTTCAGAAGCTGGCAGCAACACACCCGAAAATCTATGATTATTGCATCGGCGGCGGTGCAGAGGTGGATGGTGTATGGCAGCCTGACAACAAAGGTCTGGGGCTTGGAAGAGTGCTGGACTATATCGGAGTGAACTATAGAATGGAGGAATGTGCTGATGAATAAGAAATTTTGGAACTGGGTGCGAAATGAGGATACTGGCTCTGCAGAGCTGATCTTCAACGGACCGATTTCGGAAGACACATGGTTCGGCGATGAGATCACGCCTGCCATGTTCCGCAATGAGCTGGCGAAGGTCAGCGGCGACCTGACCGTCTGGCTGAATTCACCTGGCGGAGATGTGTTCGCCGCATCGCAGATCTATACCATGCTCCGCAACCATAAGGGCAAGGTCACAGTCAAGATTGACGGCATTGCGGCAAGTGCCGCTTCCGTTGTTGCAATGGCTGGCGACGAAACCCTGATCGCTCCGACGGGTATGCTGATGATTCACAACCCTTCGACTGTCGCTTTCGGCAATAAGGAAGCGATGCAGAAAGCCATCGAGCTTCTGGATGAGGTCAAGGAAAGCATCATCAATGCCTACGAGGAAAAGTCCCGTCTCAGCCGCAGCAAGATCGCCCGCATGATGGACGAGGAAACATGGCTGAATGCGAAAAAGGCGCAGTCCCTCGGAATGGTTGACGGCATTCTGTTTGCAAGCGGACAGCCACAGCCGAAGCCGGAGGAAGATGAACCAGACGAGGATGAAGATGACGACGAAGATAAGACAAAAGATGAGGATTCCGGTACAGATACACCGGATGATCCTCCCGCGGAGGAAGATCCTGACGAGGATGGAAAACTGAAACGTCGTCGTAAGACAGAAGATAAGGCAATGTCCTATTCTGCAGTTGCAGCTATGGAAAGCCTTATGGAAAGAATTTCTGAGAAGTATACACCTGCAAAGGGTGTTCCGATTGATCAGCTTGAAAAAAGGCTGAATCTGCTGAAATAACAGGAGGATGATAATATGACTATTCAGGAACTCATGGAAAAGCGTGCAAAGGCGTGGGATACTGCCCGCGACTTTCTTGATTCTAAGCGCAATGCAAACGGACTGCTCTCTGAGGAGGACAGCAAAACATATGATGCAATGGAGCAGCAGATCGTTGATCTCGGAAAAGAGATCGAGCGTATGCAGCGTGCTGAGCGTATTTCGCAGGAGCTTTCAGCAGCAACTACGACACCGCTTGTAACCACTCCGGGTACTCGTGCAGCAGAAACAGAAAAGACAGGTATCGCTTCTGACGATTACTCCAAGGCTTTCTGGAATTCAGTCCGTAACCGCAACTATGTTGACGTGAGAAATTCGCTTCATGTCGGAGAGGATACGGAAGGCGGCTATCTTGTACCGGATGAGTTTGAGCGTAAGCTCATTGAAGCCCTTGAGGAGGAGAACGTTTTCCGTCCACTTGCAACCCGCATTCAGACCTCCAGCGGCGACAGGAAGATTCCTGTTGTAACCTCTAAGGGCGAGGCAGTATGGATGGAGGAGGAAGAGGCGTATACTCTCTCCGATGACGCATTCGGTCAGCTCTCGCTTTCTGCCTACAAGGTCGGTACAGCAATCAAGATCTCTGAGGAGCTTCTCAATGACTCTGTATTTGATCTGCCCGCATATATCGCAAAGGAGTTTGCACGCAGAATCGGTGCAAAGGAGGAAGAGGCCTTTGTTGTCGGTGATGGTGTCGGCAAGCCTACGGGTATCTTTGCTGCAACAGGCGGCGCTCAGGAGGGCGCAATCTCGAACGGTGCAACTATCACCTTTGATGATATGATCGAGCTTTTCTATTCCGTAAAGAGCCCGTACCGCAAAAAGTCGGTATGGCTTCTTAACGAGCAGACCATCAAGGCACTCCGTAAAATCAAGGATAATACCGGTAACTATATCTGGCAGCCCAGTGTGTCTGTCGGTATTCCGGACACTATCCTTAACAGGCCTTACGTGACATCTGTATATGCACCTACAATCGAGGCCGGTCAGAAGGCAATCGCCTTTGGTGACTTCAGCTACTACTGGATCGCAGACCGTCAGGGGCGCAGCCTCAAGAGACTTAACGAGCTGTTTGCAATGAACGGACAGATCGGCTTCCTTGCTTCTCAGCGTGTTGATGGTAAGCTTATCCTTCCTGAAGCCGTAAAGGTGCTGACTATGAAGGCATGATTACGCTTAATGAAACCAAAAACTATCTTCGTGTGGATCATACAGAGGATGACAAACTCATCCTCTCACTGATCGACACTGCCAAGCGACTGGTGCAGGACGTCGGCAGAATGGACGAGCAGGCACTTGCGGTCAATGAGGAAACCACCCGGCAGGCTATGCTGTATACTGTTTCTTACCTCTACGAGAACCGCAACGGTGCTGACTACCACAAGCTGACGCTCACGCTCCGGTCGCTGTTATTTGCGCAGCGTGAAGGGGTGATCTGATGGAGATCGGAACGCTGAATCAGCGCATCGCCTTTCTGGAACACAGCACGAAGATAGACGGCATCGGCAACCACAAAGCCCGGTGGGAGGAAGCCTTCTCCTGCTGGGCTGCCGTGTCCGTAAAGACATCGACGGAAACAACCGAGGCGGGCGTGACGCAGGAAGTCGTATCACTGGAATTCACTGTCCGGCAGACACCCGATACCAAGAAAATCAATACCACCACGCACAAGCTCCGCTTCCGTGGTCTGGTGTATGACATCAACGGTGTACTGCCGAATTATAAATCGCTTGATTATATGAAAATCACGGCAGTCACACGAAAGGCGGGTGAACAGGATGACTTCAATTGACGATATGGCAGCGGAGATCATGCGCGGTCTGACGGAATATGCAGACCTTGCAGATACTGCCATGAAAGCGGCTGTGAAAAAGACAGCAACCTCCGTCAAGAAGGAAATCTCCGCCAACGCTCCGAAGCGAACCGGCAAGTACCGAAAGAGCTGGACGACGAAGAAAACGAAGGAGAACAGCCATTCTCTTGAAATGACCGTTCACTCGAAAGACCGCTACCAGCTTGCGCACCTGCTTGAAAAAGGTCATGCAAAGCGCAACGGCGGACGTGTATCCGGCAAGCCGCATATCGCGCCTGCGGAAGCGCACGGCGAGGAAATGCTCACGCATCTTATCGAGGAGGCGCTGTCATGACCTATGAAGAAATCAATGAAATGATGCAGGAGATTGGGATGCCGTTCGCCTATCATCATTTTGCCGAGGGCGAGTCTCCGAAACCGCCCTTTGTTATTTTTCTCTCACCCGGCGAGGATACCTTCGGCGCGGATAATCTGATGTATCACAGCTTCAAGCAGCTTGACGTTGAACTGTATACGGATGAAAAATCGCCCGATGCGGAAAGCCGCGTGGAGGAAGTGCTGACGCAGCACAATATCTATTACACGAAAACGGAAACCTACATCGAGAGCGAACAGCTCTATGAGGTCTTATTCGAAATGGAGGTATAACAATGGCACTGCAGAAAAACAAGGTGAAGTTCGGTCTGAACAAGGTTCACTGGGCGAAGATTACGGCATGGTCGGACGATGGCGTTCCGACATTTGCAACGCCTGTGCGTCTGCCCGGTGCGGTATCGCTTTCTATCGATGCCAACGGCGAGAACGAGAATTTTTATGCCGATAACAGCGTTTATTATGTCATCAACAACAACGCAGGCTATGACGGTGATCTGGAGGTCGCTCTCATCACGACTGACTTTGCAACGGCGATTCTCGGTGAACAGCTTGATGCAAAGGGCGTTCTGGTGGAGCGCAACGACGCGGAGACATCGCAGTTCGCACTCATGTTTGAGTTTGACGGAGACAAGAACCACATCCGTCATGTGCTGTACTGCTGTTCTGCGTCCCGTCCTGCGACTGAGGGTGAGACTACCGAGGAAAGCAAGTCCGTCAAGACGGAAAAGCTCTCCCTCAAGGCATCGGCGCTGCCGAACGGTCTGGTGAAGTCCAAGACCTGCGAAAGCACTGACCAGACGACCTACGACAACTGGTACAATGCGGTCTATATGCCGACTGCTGCAACAAACAACAGCTCAGGCACACGTTCCGCATCCGCCAAATCCGGCGGTTCTGCTGCGGCAGCGACCGAGTAAGGAGGTACAGCATGGCTATTAAAAAGACGATTACCGTTGACGGCATCGAGGTTCCGTTCAAGGCGAGTGCCGCTGTGCCTCGCCTTTACCGCATCAAGTTCCGCAGGGACATTTACAAGGACTTCGCCGCCCTTCAGACTTCTGTTCAGGAGGGCGACGAGGAAGACTCTACCCTTGACATTGAGAGCCTTGAGGTGTTCGAGAATATCGCATACATCATGGCGAAACACGCTGATCCGGAGAACGTCCCGGACAATCCCGATGAATGGCTCGAAGCGTTCAACACGTTCTCCATTTATGAGGTGCTGCCGCAGCTCATTGAACTGTGGGGACTCAACGTGGAGACGCAGGCGGAGTCTAAAAAAAACATCGAAAAACTGACCGCCCGATGACAACGCCCCTCTTCCTTCTCCGATGTGTGCAGATTGGGCTGTCCCTCTCGGAGCTTGATCTGCTCACGATCGGAGTCGTGAATGATATGTTCACCGAAAAGGAAAATGACGAATATGACGGCTGGCATGAGGTCGCTGGACAGGCAGACTTTGATGCGTTCTGATTGACTTTTTCTTCCTTCTGTGTTATAATTCTGTTGTGAAGGAAACATGAAGCTTCCTTCGCTAAATCGGGATTTATCTTAGAGATAATTGATGGACGAGAATTACCAGAATATATGACAATGAATAAGGGGAAGATATGTGGCTGATCATGGCGGCTTTGTCCGCGCTCTTTGCCGGACTTACGGCGATACTTGCGAAATGCGGAATCAAAAAGACTGATTCAGACGTGGCGACTGCTCTGCGGACGGTCGTTGTACTCCTTTTTGCCTGGATCATGGTGTTTATCGTTGGCTCTGCTGGAACGATCACGGAAATATCGGCAAAATCTATCATCTTCTTAATTCTGTCCGGCTTTGCGACAGGAGCCTCGTGGATCTGCTATTTTAAAGCCCTGTCCGTCGGCGATGTGAACAAGGTCGTTCCCGTCGATAAATCCAGCACGGTTCTGACAGTGCTTATCGCAATCATCCTTTTCAGTGAGACAGAACATCTGGCGGTCAAGCTGATCGGTACTGCACTTCTTGCGGAAGGCGTGTTTCTGATGATCGAAAAGAAGAAAACTGAAGCAAAGGACACAAAGCGCACGTGGCTGCCCTACGCGATCGGTTCCGCTGTTTTTGCTGCCCTGACCTCTATTCTGGGAAAGATCGGCATAACGGATGTAGAATCAAATCTCGGGACGGCAATCCGTACTGGTGTTGTTCTTGTTATGGCTTGGCTGATCGTCTTCGTTAAAGGCAAAGGTGCTGAACTGAAAAATACTGATTCCAAAGAACTTGTATTCATAGCTCTGTCCGGGATTGCCACAGGCGCATCATGGCTCTGTTACTATTACTCCATACAGAACGGCGTTGTCAGCGTTGTCGTACCGATCGATAAGCTCAGCATTATCGTTTCCGTCGCTTTTTCCTATTTCGTATTCAAAGAAAAGTTGAGCAGAAAGGCGCTTGCCGGGTTGATTCTGATTGTTGTCGGCACTTTGGCGATGGCAATCTGGGCATAGGAAACAAATAACGGCAAATTCTGATTTAGCTTAGTAACTGAATATACACTGAGCAGTCCTTCGGGGCTGCTTTTTTCATGCCCTCACAGAGGAGGTGAAACCGCATGGCAAACAGAATCAAGGGCATCACGGTCGAAATCGGCGGCGATACGACCAAGCTGTCGAAGGCGCTGGAAGGTGTCAACAAAAACATCAAGAACACGCAGACGCAGCTCAAGGATGTACAGAAACTGCTGAAGCTCGATCCTTCCAACACGGAACTGCTCTCGCAGAAACACAAACTCCTCGCCGATGCGGTGACAGCTACCAAAGAAAAGCTGGAAACCCTGAAAACCGCTGCGGAACAGGCAAACACGGCACTCGCCAATGGTGACATTTCGCAGGAGCAGTACGATGCCCTCCAGCGTGAGATCATCGAAACGGAACAGGAGCTGCAGAACCTCCTGCGTGAGGCGGAGGCTTCCAGCACGGCTCTTGCCAAGCTCGGTCAGGCGGGAGAAATGCTCGAAAAGGCGGGCGACAAAATCGCCGATGTCGGTACGACACTGACCACTCATGTGACCGTTCCCGTCATGGCTGCCGGAACTGCTGCTGTCAAGACCGCTGCGGATTTCGATTCTGCTATGTCGAAGGTCGCTGCTGTATCAGGTGCGACTGGTGATGAGCTGGATGCACTGCGTGACAAAGCCCGTGAAATGGGCGCAAAGACCAAGTTCTCCGCTTCCGAGGCCGCCGATGCCATGAACTACATGGCGATGGCGGGCTGGAAAACCGGAGATATGCTGGAAGGTATCGAGGGTATTATGAACCTTGCTGCCGCTTCCGGCGAGGACTTGGCGACAACTTCGGATATTGTAACTGACGCTCTGACCGCTTTCGGCTTATCTGCTGCCGACAGCGGTCATTTTGCTGATGTGCTGGCGGCGGCATCGTCGAACGCAAATACCAATGTGTCGATGATGGGTGAAACCTTCAAATACTGTGCGCCTGTTGCGGGTTCTCTGGGATTCTCCTGCGAGGATACCGCACAGGCAATCGGTCTGATGGCAAACAGCGGTATCAAGGGTTCGCAGTCCGGTACGGCGCTCCGTTCAATCATGACCGCCCTTGCAGGTGATGTCAAGTTCTGCGGTGATGCCTTCGGTGAAATGGAGATCGCAACCACCAATCAGGACGGCTCGATGCGTGAGTTGAACGACATTCTCGCAGACTGCCGTGTTGCTTTCGCACAGATGTCCGAATCGGAACAGGCATCGGCGGCGCAGGCGCTTGTCGGCAAGAATGCAATGTCAGGTTTCCTTGCGCTGATGAATGCTGCGCCCTCGGATATTCAGAAGCTGGAAGGTGCGATCAGCACCTGTTCCGATGAAATCGACGGCTATAACGGTGTCACTGAAAAGATGGCTGCCGTGATGCAGGATAATCTCGGCGGTCAGCTCACCATTCTGAAATCGCAGCTTCAGGAGCTTGCCATTTCCTTCGGTGAAATCCTGATGCCTGCAATCAGGTCTATTGTTTCACGTATTCAGGGGCTTATTGATAAATTCAATGCGCTGTCGCCTGCAACAAAGGAAACCATTGTCAAGGTTGCACTTGTAGCGGCTGCTCTCGGACCTCTCCTTGTGGTGGTCGGCAAAACAATGATCGGTGTCGGCAAGCTGATGCAGCTTGTAGCAAACCTGCCGACGATCATTGCAAGCGCAAAGGCGGCGTTCACTTCCTTCGGAGCTGCTATCGGCGGTATCAGTGCGCCTGTGGTCGCTGTCATTGCAGTTGTCGCTGCACTGGTGGCGGCTTTTGTGCATTTGTGGCGTACCAATGAGGACTTCCGAAACAAGATCACGGCGATCTGGGAGCAGATCAAGAGTATCTTTTCCGGCTTCTGTCAGGGCATTGTTGACCGAATCAACGCTCTCGGCTTCGACTTCAAAAACATCAGCGAAGTCATCAAGGCAGTATGGGACGGACTCTGCAAGTTCCTGAAACCGATCTTTGAGGGGCAGTTCCAGCAGATTGCAAATATCTTCAAGGCTGTGACAGACATCATCCTGAGTGTTCTGGATATTTTCGTCGGCATCTTCACCGGCGACTGGATCAGAGTGTGGGACGGTATCAAGGGTATATTTTCTGCGGTATGGAATTTCATCAAGGATACGCTGAAAAATGCGCTGAATATGATCTGCGGTATTTTTGGCACCGATCTTGGTGAAGTGAAGGAATTCTGGGTAGGCGTCTGGACGAGCATCAAGAACTTTTTCGTCAACATCTGGAACGGTATAAAGAACTTCGTAATCACCGTCCTAAAAGCGATCAAGAACTTTTTCACAACTATCTGGACGGGTATCAAGAATTTCTTTGTCGGTATCTGGACGGCGATTTATAACTCCGTCGCTGAAAAGATCAACCTGATCAAGACGGTTATTACTGTTGTCTGGAATGCGATTCATACAGCGATCAGCACGGTGCTGAATGCAATCTGGAATGTCATTTCTACAGTATGGCAGACAATCTACGACTTTATCTCTCCGCTGCTGGAAGCATTCAGATATCTGTTCGAGACGATTTTTGAGGCTATCCATGTAATTATCAGTCGCGTCATGGACTGGATTCACGAAAAGATTACCACAGCATGGGAGAATATCAAGGCGGTTGTGACGATCGTTCTGGAGGCTATCAAGAGCGTCATTGAAACCGTATGGAATGCGATTCATACAGCGATCACCACGGTGATGGACGCGATCAGCAATGTCGTTCCTTCAGTCTGGAACGCGATCTCCGGCTTTATCTCCGGTGTGGTCAATGCGATCTGGTCAGTAATTTCCAGCATCTGGAACAGCATCAAGGATCATATCACGAATACGCTGAACGCAATTTATGCGGTTGTTTCTGCTGTGTGGAATGCAATCAGCGGGTTTATTTCCGGGGTGCTGAATACCATTTCTTCCGTCGTTTCTTCTATCTGGAACGGCATAAAAAATACTGTCACCAATATCCTGAATACCATTAAAATAACGGTATCGAATATCTGGGACAGCGTGAAAAATGCCGTGACGCAGAAGATCACGGCAATCAAAGACACTATCGTCAACGGCTTCAATGCTGCGGTGAGCTTCATCAAGAACCTTGCATCGCAGGCGTTCCAGTGGGGCGCAGATATCATCAACGGTATCGTCAACGGCATTAAGAACTGTATCGGCAAGGTTGCTGATGCGGTCAAGGGCGTGGCAAACAAGATTAAGTCCTTCCTGCACTTCTCTGTACCTGATGAGGGACCTCTTGCGGATTTCGAGAGCTGGATGCCGGACTTCATGCAGGGACTTGCCGATGGCATCAACGCAAATACCAGCGTGGTGAACGATGCGGTCAACAGCTTTGCAGGCGGTCTTGCTGAGAAAATCAGCAGTGTAATTCAGAGCGCACTATCCAATGTTGTAACATCGGTGCAGGGCTTCATGACGCAGGTGTTTGATACGGTCAAAACAGTCTGGACAAACGCCAATACTGAGATTGATGCGACGATGTCGCAGATCAGCATCGGTATCACTTCCGGCTGGAAAACGATCGTCAGCACGATCAAAACGGCGCTTGAAAATATCCGCAATGTCATTACGACCACATGGAAAGCTGTATCTTCTGTGATCTACGCAGCGCTGGACGATATCAAAATGATCGTCATGGCGGTATGGACGGCGCTGAAGAACCTCATCAAAACGGGGCAGCTTGACATCAAGTCCGTGGTGACGACTACTTGGGAAGCTGTATCCGGCGTAGTTCGTACTGCGGTCAATGCAATCAAATCCGTTGTGCAAGCGGTCTGGGATGCAATGCCAGATACCGTGCGCAGTGCCATGAATCGTGTCAAGGAAGCCGTGCTGTCTATCTGGGACGGCATCAAAAACGGCATCGGCGACAGGCTCGGCGGTGTGCGGGATGCGGTCGTCAATGCCATGAACGCTGTGTATAACGCAGTCATGGACAAGGTCAACAGCTCGTGGTCATGGGGACGCGACCTCATGCAGAATCTCATCAACGGCATCACCTATATGCTCGGCAGCCTGATCAATACGGTCGCGGATGTAGCTCGTTCCATCTGGGAGTACTTGCATTTCTCCGTACCTGAAAAGGGTGCGCTGACCGATGTGGAGGAGTGGATGCCGGACTTCATGAAGGGGCTGGCAAAGGGTATCAACAAGAGTAAGAAGTACGTCGAGGCGGCTGTGTCCGGTGTGGCTGATGCCATGACGCTGACGATGCAGTCCGGGCTGAATGTCGATATGGACGGAATCTCCGGCGCTATGATGAACGGCAGCAGCGGCGGTGTGGTCAACAATTACTACAACAATGACAACAGCCGCACAGTGAATCAGACCAATAATAGTCCGAAATCGCTGTCGCGGCTGGAGATTTATCGTCAGACGAGGAATGCGCTGAATATATAATTAAGTTCGTTTACTGCCTGCCAAATGGAAAAATGAATTATGAAGTTCTCTTTCAATCGCAGGTAAGATAATACGTTTCACTTCGTTATCATATTCTTTATTAATAGCAAAATAATATGCAACTAAGTATTGTCTTACCCATTGGCGATTTCTATTTTGTAGCTTTAAACTTGATTTGTCAGCTGCATAGTTACAGTGTTGTCGTAATCTTGATAAAAGAGAGCCGGATTCTGAGTAACAAGATCCCAAATAGAATATTTCACCACTATGTACTGTTGCAGGAATTACGTTTCCTTGAGGATCGTGAGAAATCAGCGGTGCAGAAGAAACTCTATTCCATGATAGAATCTGTTCAGTTGATACTTCAAATGTATCATTAGCCACAAATAGATATACACCTTTTCGGCCTTTAAGACAATTTGTATCAGATTTAACTTGACTTTCATTTTGGTTTACAGAAAACGAGCCTACAAGATTAAACAAATCACCTTGGTATGTCTCTTCTCCTAACGTATGTCGTCTTATCATATTGACTTCTTCATGAATCTGATTTATTAGAATCTGAATTGCTTCTCTCATATAAATTCCCTTTCTTTAAATGAAGAATAATATTTATGTAATTATACCATAATTCGACAAGAAAAAACAAGGGGTGCAACCATGTTTTTTAAACTTATCCTTGAAAACGCCAACGGCGATCGTGTTGACATGACCGCTACGGCGAATCAGTATATGACATCGAAGGTGGAAGGACTGAATCCTCCCACCGGCACGATCAGCACCTCCAGCTATGCGGGCATGGACGGTAGCTACCTGAACAATGCCTTCATTGAGAAGCGGAATGTTGTCATTTCCTTCGAGATGCGCGGAGTGGGGGTGGAAGTCCGCAGGCATCAGCTTTACAAGGTGGTGAAGCCCTCCCGCTACATCAAGATTTACTACGCGACCGCAGGCATTGATGTATTTGCGGAGGGCTATGTGGAGTCCTGCGAGGTGCAGAACTTTGAACAGCTTACAACCGGGCAGATTTCTATTCTCTGCCCGGATATTTATTGGTATTCCACGACCTCGGTCATGGCTTACTATTCGCAGATCACCGGCGCTTTCACATTCCCGTTTCCGACAGAGAGCAATCCGGAGCCGTTTATCCTCGGTAAATATAACACGCAGAACATGATGACCATTGTCAATGACGGCGACGAGATCGGCTTCACGCTGGTCATTGAAGCGCTGGAGGATGCTCGTTCTCCTACGCTGTATAATGCAGACACGGACGAGTATCTGCAAATCACCGGTGACATTCTCGCGGGCGATATTATCACAGTTACGACCAAGACGGGCAACAAGACCGTCACGCTCGACCGTGGCGGCGTGAAAACCAATATTATCAACCGGCTTGTTTCCGGCTCAACATGGTTGACGCTGCGGGAAGGCAGAAACCGTTTTTATCTGCGTGGAACGGGACTGCAAAACCTGAAAGTCACCATCGTCCACACGAATGCGTATCTGGGGGTGTAATATGCAGATTGAAGTTTATAAAATGGAAGCTGCTGAGGACTCTCTCACGATTACGCTTGAGGCAGTCTGCGATACCTTTTCCTCGCTGCTCTGGGATATTGAATACTACAAGTGTGGCAGCTTTGAGGTGTATATCGCCGCCAATCCGCAGAACATTGAGATTTTCCAAACTGGCAGGATCGTCGGTCGTGATGACGATAATCAGCACTTCGGCATCATAGAATCCGTGCTGATCAATACAGATATTGAAAACGGCGACTACCTGACAGTGCGTGGTCGCTTTCTCATGTGCCTGCTGGAACGGCGCATCATTCATCCGACATATAACGTGACAGCGGCAAAAGCATACAGCGATATCGTCCGGGAGGTCGTGACGCAGAATGTGCTGCTCTCTGATAATCGCAGGATTCCGGGGCTTTCCCTCGGAACAGTCAACGGCGATTGCTGGGAGCATACCGCTACGCTGCAAATCTCATACACGAACCTGATGCAGTGGGTGTATACGATCTGCGAGAAGCTCGGCGGAACAGCGAATATCCGGCTGGTGAAATCCTCCGGGGAGCAGTACCGCATGGTGTTCGACCTATCCGAAGGCACTGACCGCAGCATCATGCAGGAGAATAATCCGCATATTATTTTCTCCGACGCATACAGCAATCTGCTCTCGTTCAGCTATGCGGAGGACAGCAGCGTCCAGAAGAATTTCGCATATATCTTCGGTCAGGGTAAAGGTGATGAGCGCAAACGCACCACATATTGTGACGGCGATGAGCCGACATACCTTGACCGCTATGAAGTGTATGTGGATGCGGACGATATTTCCGAGACAGAGCAGGTCGAGGGTGAAACAATACCAATTCCGGAGGAGAAGTATCTGGAATTGCTACGCACTCGCGGTTCGGAACGACTGGTGCTGCCGAAAACAGCATCGGAGTCCACGATTGCTGCCCACAATACGCAGTATGTCTATAACCGTGACTATACTGTCGGTGATTATGTGACCGTGGAGCATCGGCGATTCGGCATGATACAGCCGAGAATTCAGCTCATCGGCATGATTGAGGGCTACGACCAGAACGGGCGCAGCCTGACACCGACTTTCAAGGAGGAATGAATATGGCTTTTTACAGCGGATTTTTCAATTCAAAGGGGCTTGACCGCACCTACACGGCGGAGGACTTCACGACCTATCTGTCCAGCATCATCTGCAACGGTATCCTCGACACCTACGGGCAGATGTTCAAGCTGACGGCAGCTTCTTCCGGGCTGAAAGTCACGCTCGGCACGGGCAAGGCTTGGATCAACGGTCATTATTTCGTCAATGATGCAAGATACATCATTGACCTCAGCGAGTATCAGGATGAATCACTCCCTCGTTATGTGGCGATTGCCATTCTGCTGGATGTCGGCGAATCGGTGCGCAGTGTATCGCTTGAAATCACTCCCGGTACACCTGCGGAGAATCCGTCCTTGCCTTCGCTGCCGACTGACGAGAACAAGACACGCCTGCTCATGTATGCGGTGCGCCTGAATCCGGGTGCGACAGAGCTTTCGGAGCGTGACTGGTACGATTACCGTGAGGACAAGAACGTCTGCGGTTATTGCAAGTGCATTCTCGGTAAGTGCCGTGTGACGGATATGCTGGCGCAGATGGCACAGATCACGGCGGAAATGGATGAATACAACGAGATGGTCGCTGACCTGACGGCGAGAGTAGCAGAGCTGGAAGCGGAGATCGAGGACATCGGGGATATTGTTGCAGTCGGGCAGTGCGGTGATAATATCTTCTATGCGCTGTACTCCAACGGTAAACTGCTCCTGAAGGGTACGGGAGATATGTATGATTATGATAATCCACTTTATCCGACCGGAAGCGACTCGCCGTTTTTCAATAATCAGGATATCAAGAATGTGGTTGTTTCCGATGGCATCACAGATATCGGTGAGTACGCTTTCCGTTACTGCGATGAGCTTGAATCGGTATCGCTTCCGGGTACGCTGATAAAAATCAGCGGTTTTGCCTTTTATCCGCATCAGGATCCGGCGGCAACGCCAACTATTACACATGAACTTAAGGCTGTGACTATTCCAAGCAGCGTAACAGAAATCGGCTATTGCGCCTTTGCGGGTAACAGGCTCACAACGGTTACAGTTCCGAGTACCGTAACAACAATCGGAGAGCGTGTCTTTACGGCTTGTGCCAATCTGACAACAGTACGTTATGAAGCACCTGTGATCAACGAGTTTATGTTCGTCAACTGCAATCGTCTTGTTAATGTAACGCTTGCCAGAACGGTGACGGAAATCAAGTCGCACTGCTTCAATTATTGCCATGATCTTACGGAAATCACATATGAAGGCAGTCTTGCAGACTGGGCAGCGGTCACAAAGCGCAGCAACTGGGACGCGCATGGCGGTTCGATCAGCCCGACCAATCTGACAAGAATCAACTGTCTGGACGGCTTTATGGAATGGGACGATGAAAATCACGAGTGGAAGGTAGGCGAAGAATAATGTGGAAATTCCTTGTAAAGAATCAGAGCATTGAAGTGCTGGAGCGTGAGGTGCTGGCAGATCATCAGATCCAGTATGTGCAGTTCCGCTTTACGTTTGATGGTGACTGGCGGCGCTTCCATAAGGTCGTACAGTTCACGCAGTGCGATGAGACATATAATATCATCCTCGGCACTGACGGCACATCGCTGTATCTGCCTGCGGAGCTTCATGTGGGCGCTGCAAAAATGTCTGTATTCGGCTACGATACCGAAAGCGACACGACTGTGAGAGCGACAACTGTTCCGGTTACGCTGAATATCCGTCCTTCCGGCTTCGTCGGTGATGATGAACCGCCCATTCCGCCGACGCCTGATCTGTATGCGCAGCTTCTGAAGAAGATCGAGGAAGCAGGACACGGCGCTGACGGTAAGTCCGCCTACGAGATTGCTGTGGAGCATGGCTATGTCGGTACTGAGGAGGAATGGCTGGCATCGCTCAAGGGAGAGCCGGGTGAAACACCTGATATGTCTGAATACCCGAAAACATCTGAGGTCACGACTATTGTCGAGCGCGAGATTGAGGCGGCAACCGGAGATTTTCATTCTCATGCGAACAAGGCAACGCTGGATGCTTTTACACCTGAACTTCTGCAGGAGCTTTCCGGCTTACAGCAGTTTGAGGACAGGACGCAGTACGAGATTCAGACCATCAACGAGGAGCTTCTGACGCTGAATGCGCAGCGGCATACACACAATAACAAGGATGTTCTGGACAGCATCACGCAGGGAATGCTTGACGGTATTGCAAGTGCAGAGAGGCAGGCGCATACACATCACAACCTCTCTACGCTGAATGGCATCACGGATTCTCACGTTTCCCGCTGGGAAGAGGCGTACACTGCAGCAATGAACCTGAATGAGCGTGTCGGTGTAAACGAGGGTGTTTTCGAGCGTTTCAAGACCGAGATTCTTTATGATATGCAGGGGTGCAGGACTTCCATTTCGGATATTCTCACAAGGCTTTCTGCCGTGGAGACTGAGCTTTCCGGGGTAGAGTCAGCGCTGGCTGATATTGTGGAGGTGACGACATGAGCATTGCAAATTATCTGACAGCGCTGGATGTGCAGCGCGACCAGCTTGCGAGAAATCTCGTGACAATGGGTGTTCAGGCATCGGAGTCCGAAAAGCTGAATACGCTCGTGCCGAAGGTGCTGCAGATCCCGTCCGGAAGACCGGAGGTGACGCTGTTCCGCAACGGCGATGATGCTCTTATCACATACGGTGAGAGCATCTACACTTTCTATATTGACGGCTACCGCAGTATTGCTGGCTTTGCAGATGTATATCCTCATTTCTGCTGTGCGGATAATGCCTATGCGCTTTACTACAATCAGCCGGATTTCAACTGGGGCGCTGTCATTTACACGATGTGTATTACCCCGGTACGCATCACGCCTGCAAGCAGAATTCTGCTTACCTATAAGTCCGGTGCGACCGATGCAGGCGAAATGTGGCTGGTGCGTAAGAGCAGTCAGCAGATGTCGCCTGCGGAAACGGCAAGATACATTCACGAAAAGCTCAGCGGCGGTGAGGCAATCTCCGTTCCGTTTGGCTGGCTCGGTTCCGTCGGCAACTATATCTCCGTCCTGCATGACTGCAGCGGTGTATCTGCTGACGAGTATTATCTTGCATGGAAAGCGGTGACAGACAATACAAGCCCTATGATCAGAACGGTAAAGGTACTGGAGGTGACAACATGAAAGGAAGTATCTGTACGGTGATCGGCGCAATCGGCGGCGGAATCGCAGCGCTGTTCGGCGGCTGGGATTCCGCGCTGGTGACGCTCATCATCTTCATGGGCATTGACTTTGCAACCGGAATGATCACCGGTGCAATGGGCAAGTCCAAACACAGCAAGACCGGAAAGCTGAACAGCAAGGCGGGCTGGTACGGGCTTGCGAAGAAAGGCAGCATTCTCATGCTCATTATCGTGGCGGTGCGTCTGGATATTCTGCTCAATACGAACTATGTGCGTGATGCGGTCTGCATCGCGTTCTGCGTGAACGAGCTACTTTCCATTGTGGAAAACACATCGCTCATGGGCATTCCGTATCCGCCCGCACTGAAAAACGCCATTGAGGTGCTGCAGAAGCAGACCGGCAGAAAGGATGATAACGATGATTAAAACGTACGGCTATACCGATAACACGCAGCTTTCTCCGCACTTCAATGCGCAGGAGTTCCGCTGTAAATGTGGCAAAGAGCATGATTTTCAGATCGATGATGATCTCATCACCAAACTGGAGGCACTCTTTTCTAAGCTGAACTGCTCTAAGATCATCGTCACCAGCGGCTTCCGTTGTGCTGCTCATGATAAGGCAGTAAAGGGCAGCGGCACGGGACAGCATACACTCGGCAAGGCTGCGGACATCTGCTGCTACGGGCAGGACGGACAGCCTATTTCCAGCAGAACGGTGTGCTGCAAGGCGCAGGATACCGGCTTCACCGGCATTGCCAATATCACTGCCGCCTACATCTATACGCACGTCGATGTGCGCTCCGGCGGCAAGTGGTACGGTGATGAGGTACACGGCAACAGCAGCGTGACCGATGATTTCTATAAATACTTCGGAGGCGAGGATATGAAGGGCATCGACGTCAGCGTCCATAACGGCAAGATCGACTGGCAGAAGGTCAAGTCGACCGGCATTGATTTTGCTATTCTCCGTGCCGGTTACGGCAGACTGGCATCGCAGAAGGATGACCGTTTCGAGGAGAACTATGCGGGTGCTAAGGCGGCAGGCATTCCGGTTGGCGCTTACTGGTATTCCTATGCGATGACACCGGAGGAAGCAGAACTGGAGGCTGATGTTTTCCTGTCCGTCATCAAGGGAAAGCAGTTCGAGTTCCCAGTATATTTTGATCTGGAGGAGAAAAAGCAGTTTGACCTTGGCAAGGAAAAGGTGTCTGCCATTATGCGGGCGTTTCTTGAAAGAGTAGAGGCAGCGGGCTATTTCGTCGGTCTGTACGGCTCTGCGTCCTCGCTGACCACACATACAGCAGACGACATCAAGAGCCGTTACACGATCTGGCTGGCACACTGGTGTAACCAGACGAATTATAGCGGCGCATACGGTATCTGGCAGCACTCCGAGAAAGGCAGTGTGGACGGCATTAATGGCAATGTCGATCTCGACATCGGCTACAAAGATTTCCCGACCATCATCAAGGCAAAGGGGCTGAATGGCTACGGTAAGGAGCCGAATCCGCCTGCGCCTGCTGCGGAGGACGGCATTACCGTTGAGGTCACTGTGGACGGCAAGAAATACAGCGGAAAACTGAATAAGACGTAAAAAAACTCCCCGGAACTGCTCAAAACGAACAGCTCCGGGGAGCATTATTTCGGAATCATATCTTAGCGAGGTATTATCCCTCAATTGCAATATACTTGTGATTTTCCAGCTTCTTTGGCTCTGCCTTCGGAACGCAGATGTTAAGAACACCGTCCTCAAATTTAGCCTTTACATCGGCTTCGGTAACAGTATCACCGATGTAGAAGCTCCTCTGCATTGCGCCTGCATAACGCTCCTGACGGATCAGCTTGCCCTTCTTGGACTTTTCGTCTTTGTCAAGTCCCTTTGCGGCGCTGACAGTCAGATAACCGTTCTGAAGCTCAAGATTGATCTGGTCTTTCTTGAAGCCCGGCAAATCGATAACGATCTCATAGTGGTCGTCATGCTCATGGACATCCGTCTTCATAACCTGCGCAGCGTGCTTGCCGTACAGCTTCTTCTCCACGTCTCTGCCGAAGTCAGGGAATCTGAAGAAATCATCGAATAAGTTTTCACCGAAAATGCTAGGATACAACATAGGTCAGTCCTCCTTTTTACTCGTCACATTGTTTCCATTGCTTCGAGCAAGGGGACGGAGGGTTCAGCACCCGGATCCTTTGGTGCTTCTCTGTTCCTTTGTTCTGATTATATTATAGCACTCTAAATTAGCACTGTCAAGGGGAGAGTGCTAATTTTCACATAGCTTTCATTTTTTGACAAAACTGTCACATTGGGCAGAAAACTGAATAAGGCATAACATCAGCACCCGTCGGGATTATCTCGGCGGGCGTTTTTTTATAACACCCCATCAAAACATCTCCTAAATGTCCGTATAGTGAAAGGAGCTGTTTTTATGGAGAAAAATCAGGTCATTGATGAGATCAATTACTACAAGGCACAAGCTATTACGGAATTGCTCTATGCCAGAGGCATGATCACATTTGACGAATACGACAAATTAACCGATCTGAACCGGCAGACATTCTCTCCGATGTACGCGGACTTATTACCGAAATCACTTGAAAAATCACCGAATCAGAGTTAATATACGATACTGACAAGGAGGTATAGTAATGACAGTCAAAACAATAGAAGCGCAGCCTGCTGAGAAAAAGAAGTTCCGCGTGGCTGCATACTGCCGTGTCAGTACCGATAATGACGACCAGCGCGAGAGTCTGGAAACGCAGAAAGCACATTATGAGGCGTGGATCAGACTGCATTCCGAATGGGAGTGCGCCGGTATTTTCTATGATTTCGGCATCACCGGCACGAAGGCTGATGTCCGCGACGGCTTGCAGGCACTTATGTATGAATGCCGCATCGGACGCATCGACTATGTACTGACGAAGTCCGTCAGCCGATTCTCCCGCAATACAACGGACTGCCTTGAACTGGTGCGCGAACTGCTTTCTTACAACGTCCCCATTTACTTTGAGAAAGAGAAGCTGGATACCGGCAGCATGGAAACGGAACTTGTGCTGGCTATCCTCAGCAGTCTGGCACAGGAGGAATCCGAGTCCATTTCCAAGAACGTGAAGTGGGGTAACCAGAAACGCATCAAAAACGGCAGGTACAGAGCTGGAACAGCGCCCTACGGATACACCTTTGACAGCGACGGAAACTATGCGATCATTCCGGAGGAAGCAGACATTGTCCGCTTCATTTTCGAGTCCGTTGTTTCCGGCATGGGTGTGCATAAGATCGGCAAGGAACTGGACATCCGGGGTGTGCAGACGCGCAGGGGCGGCAAGTGGAGTACCACAACGATCATGGGCATTCTGAATAATGAGAAGTATGTCGGTGACGTCCGCTACAACAAGACCTATACGGACGACAACTTCCGCAGGCACAGGAACAAGGGCGACGTGGACAGTCCGGAAGTGAAAGACCACCACGAGGCGATCATCAGCCGGGAGATGTACGCGACAGCACATGAAGTGTTGGAACAGCGGCTCAGGGAGCGCGGCATCCGGCACGATGATGAAAAGTATCAGCGCAGATTCGCTTTCAGCAGCAAAATCATCTGCGGTGAGTGCGGTACCACGTTCAAGCGTCAGGTGATTTCAAGCGGAATCAGCTGGTGCTGCAAGAAACACATTGCAGATAAGGATAGCTGCTCGATGAAGTTCATTCACGAAGAAGCATTCCAGTCCGCGTTCACCACGATGCTGAACAAGCTCATATTCACCCGGAAGATAATGCTCCGACCGTATTACAATGCGCTGCGCGTGGCAGGCAGTGACGAAAACCTGCAGCGAATTATGAGCCTGAAAGAGAGCATCCAGAAGAATTCCGACCGGAAATGCGAACTGAAGAAGCTCCGTGTAAAGGGCATCATTGACGCAGTTATGTATACACAGGAGCTGAACCGCATCGAGAAGCAGAACGAGGAATCCCGCAGAGAAATACAGAGCCTCGGCAATATCGAATCAGGTCTGATGCTGAGGGAAACCGAAAAGCTGCTACATTATATTGATACAGCGGAAGTGCAGGACGCCTATAACGAGAAACTATTCATTTCCTTTGTGGACAGCATCATCGTTTACAGCAGGGACAGCGTCGGCTTCAAGCTGAAATGCGGGCTGACATTGAAGGAGGCACTATGTACGGATACAAGATCATAAACGGCAGAGCTGTTATCGACGAACAGGAAGCCGGAATCATAATCAGCATTTTCAATGGCTACATTTCCGGGCTGAGCATGAAGGCGGCTGCGGCGAATGCGGGCGTTCTCATGCAGCACAGTGCTGTCAAGCGAATCCTGATGCAGGATACCTACATCGGCACCGACTACTATCCCGCGATCATCAGCCGAGAAACCTTTGCAAAGGCAACCGGCAGAAGGCTGCATCGTGCAAATCTGCACGGTTCCGAAAAGCGGTATACAGCACCGCCGATACACAAGGCGTTCGAGCTGGCAGGGGCGGAGACGCATTTCGATGATCCGGCAGAGCAAGCCGAATACATTTATAGTATGATAGAGGTGAAAGCATGAAAAACATGACCGTCATTCCTCCGAAGCCGCAGAAAGGAAATACGGCAGCGAAGGAGGAAGTGAAGCGCCTGCGGGTGGCGGCATACTGCCGTGTATCAACGGACAACGAGGAACAGGCATCCAGCTACGAGGCGCAGATCCAGCATTACGAGGAATTTATCAAGACGAATCCGGAGTGGGAGTTCGTCGGGGTGTACGCTGACGAAGGCATCAGCGCGACCAATACAAAAAAGAGAGATCAGTTCAATGCTATGATCGAAGACTGCAAGCAGGGGAAAATAGATATGATATTTACGAAGTCTATTAGCCGCTTTGCCAGAAATACCTTGGACTGTCTGCAATATATCCGTCTGCTGAAGGAGATCAACATTCCGGTTTTCTTCGAGAAGGAGTCCATCAACACGATGGACGCAAAGGGTGAAGTCCTGATAACCATTATGGCATCTCTGGCGCAGCAGGAATCAGAATCCCTTAGCAAGAATACAAAAATGGGTATCCAGTACCGCTTCCAGCAGGGGAAAGTCATGGTAAATACAAAACACTTTCTCGGCTATGATAAGGACGAGAAAGGGCATCTAATCATCAATCCTGCAGAAGCAGAGATAATCAAACGTATTTTTCGGGAGTACCTTGAAGGCTTCAGCTGCCAAAAGATAGCACGCGGATTGGAGCAAGACGGTATTCTGACTTCAAGAGGCAATCCAAGGTGGCATGACAGCACAGTCCGGAAGATACTGGAGAATGAAAAGTATATGGGAGATGCGCTCCTGCAAAAGACCTATACCATAGATTTCCTAAACAAGAAAAGGGGAAAGAATAACGGTGTTCTGCCGCAATACTACATTGAGGACGACCATGAGGCTATTATTCCGAAAGAGATATACATGAAGGTGCAGGAAGAAATTGCGCGTCGATCCTCAGAACGTGATAAGAACGGCATTCGCAGAGGCTTCAGCGCTAACAATCCTTTTTCTCAGATAATTACCTGCGAGTGCTGCGGAGCACAGTACCGTAGAATCCACTGGTATAACCACGGAAAGACGTCGATAGTATGGCGGTGCAAAACCCGAATGGAGGATAAAACTGTCTGCAACTCCCGAACTATCCACGAAGAATTATTGCAGCAGGCGTTTGTTGATGCGCTAAATGAGATGATTGAGAATAGCGACGGATATTTGTCCCACCTGAAGGAGAACCTTAAATCCGCTATTAATCTTTGCAATCCGCAGTCGGCAGAAGCTCTTGCAGCAAGAATGAATCAGTTGCAGCAGGAGCTGATAGACAGAACGGAGAGCAGACAGAACTATGATGACCTTGTGGAAGAAATACTTCTACTGCGTGAACAGCAGGAGCAGACTAATATGGACGAAGCTGCCAAAGCTGAGCACCGGGACCGTATACAGGCCCTTTGCAACTTCATTAATTCCCAGCCGCGCACCATCACGAAGTTTGATGGGACGCTGGTGAGGAAGTTGCTGAAGGACGTAAAGGTATGTGACGCCTTTATCGAATTCCGTTTTAAGTCTGGGACATCGGTTATTATTGAGAAGTGACTGAGGATATTGACAACATCTTAATCGTATGCTATAATAAATAAAATGGGGATATTATGGTCAGGAGGTGAATCGCATGCAGACAAAGATTGAAGTGTCTACCCGAATTTTAGACTGGATTATTAGGAGCATACCGCTCGAATCCATTCCTGATAAAGTATTATCTTCTATTCAAAAATGGAGATCCGGCGATTCTCAACCGACATTTAACCAACTTGAAAAAGTTAGTAAAGCACTTGGTATTCCATTTGGCTATTTCTTTCTTCAAACCCCTCCGAATGAAGATTTATCTATCGTTGAATATCGTACCATTGATAGTATCGCGTTGGAAAAACCTAGTCGTAATTTAATTGATACTTTACATGATATGGAGCAAATTCAAGATTGGACGTATAATTATTTATTATCTATTGAATCTGATAAATTGAAATTTGTCGGAGCGTTAAAAAATCAAACGAATTCGATAGAAATTGCAAAATATATTCGGCAATTGTTAGGCATCCAGGACGATTGGTTTAAATCGGCAAAGACTGCTGATGAATCCTTCTCGCTTTTGAGAAATGCTATGAGTAATGCTGGTGTAATTGTAATGATGAGTGGGATAGTTGAGAATAACACCCATCGCTCCTTACAAATAGATGAATTTAGAGCATTTGCACTGGTGAACGAATACGCTCCACTAATTTTTATCAATTCAAATGACTCTATTAATGGTAAGGTGTTTTCTCTTATTCATGAGTTCGTTCATATATGTATTGGCGAGAACAGCTTGTTTAATGATAGATATAGCACTGGGCAAAAAGTTGATAAAACAGAAGTAATCTGTAATGCAGTTGCTGCAGAAATACTCGTTCCTATTGATCAATTTACAAAAGAATGGTTTTCTGAAAGCGATGATGTTGATGAAACTATGCGAATATCTAGTCTTGCAAAAGAATTTAAATGCGGTGATACTGTTATCGCTCGTCGTGCATTGGATAAGAAGTTGATCACACATGAACAATATGAATTCATCTCCAAAGAAGCAGTCAAAAGATATAAGGAATATATGCAGAGGAAAAAAGAGAGAAAAGAAGGCGGTGGAGATTTTTATCGAACCGTCGCAAGTAGAATTGACAAAAGATTTCTAAGAATGCTTTTATCTAGTGTGCAAGAAGGAACAACGATGTATACCGATGCGTTCCGACTCACAAACACCAATAGATCCACATTCACGTCATTGGCTGAAAAGGTTGGAGGTGCTATTTGA